ATGAGTGTATTAGAAAAATCAAAAAAAACCGCGGAACAGGATTGGCATCGAGCCGATATCCTTGCGGAATTAAAAAAGAATGGTTGGTCGCTTCGTTCTTTGGCAAAAGAAGGACAGGTCAGCTACAACACATTAAAAACAGTTTTGGACAAATCTTATCCGAAAATGGAACGTTTAGTTGCAAATGCGATTGGTGTTCCGCCTGAAATTATCTGGGCTGGTCGTTTTGCTGAACGAAATAGAAGACCAACATTACAACAGAAGTACTGATTCTAACCGTAAAAGTTATAAAAAGGAACATTTATGGATAATCAAAACTTAAAAACACATTATTCGGTGTATGAATTAGCAAACTTAAAGCTAAAAACACTTCCTTCAGCACCTAAAAATATTTGGGAACAAGCCAAACGAGAAAACTGGAAATCCCAAAAACGGCAAGGTCGTGGCGGTGGGGTGGAATATGAATTAGCCAGTTTGCCACAAGAAATTCAAACCGAACTACGCTCACGCTTTGCCGTGGCGGTGATGAAAGAAAAACCACGGTTGCCTGTGGTAAGAGCCGAGATTGAGGTAAGTACTTTGACCTCGAAACAGCGGGAAATTTCTGATGCAAAGGGCGTAGTGGTGACCAAGATTCTTGCGTTGCAAGATGGCGGTATGAGTCAAGAGCAAGCGGTTAACTTTTTCTGTGAACTTGCGAAAAAAGGTGAGTTGCCGCCTGAGATGCAGGCATGTTTGAAAAAGGCAAATGCGAAACCAAGTGAGAAAAGAACGGTGTCGCCTAGAACGTTAAAAACCTGGATCAAGGATTATAAAACGGCAAATACGCCTGAAGATCGGTTGAAAAATCTTGCTCCGAGAGTGCGTCAGCCTTGCGATGTGGCTGAGTTGAACTGGTTACCTGAGTTTTTAGCGGTGTATCGCAATACGAATGGCGTGAATGTGACGGAGGCTTATCAGGAATTTGTGTGGCGGTGGCAGACGGCTTATGCAGAACAGCCGTTATGGTTGGGCTTGATGCCTAGCTTGCACCAAGTGCGTCGGGTAATGAGTAAATTTAGCAAGTTATTTAAGGCGATTGGGCGAAAAACAGGGGCTGAGCTGAGAGCGATGAATACTTATGTGAAGCGTGATTGGTCGATGTTGAAAGCAAATGATGTGTGGGTAGGCGATGGTCACTCAATGAAGATGAAGGTAGCACACCCTGACCACGGACGACCGTTTGTGCCTGAGCTAACGATGGTAATGGACACGGCAAGTCGTTTTATTGTGGGGTGGTCGGTGAGTTTAGCGGAGAACTGTATAGCAGTGGCAGATGCGATCCGCTATGGCATTGAGCGACACGGTATTCCAGCGATTTATTACTCGGATAACGGGGGTGGTGAAAAGAACTGGACACTTGATGCGGATATTACGGGGATTTTGCCAAGACTGGGGATTAACCATCAAACGGGGATACCAGGGAATCCACAAGGACGTGGGATTATTGAGCGAGTAAACCAGACGATTGCACTGCGAATTGCTCGCCAATTTCAGACCTACCACGGGCGTGGGGCTGACCGTGAGACGGTGCGGCAGGTTAGCACGGGGGTAGTAAGTTTAGAGAAGGCGGTGCGTGCAGGGAAAACGGTGCTGACAGATAAACAGCAGAAAGCGAAGGGCAAATTGCCAAGTTGGAAGCAGTTTATTGATGCGGTGGAGGTGGGGATTGAGTGGTACAACAACCATCATATCCACCGAGAGATTGGCATGACGCCCGCCCGTAAGCGACAGCAACTTTTAGCAGGCGTTGAGCTAGTGCATATCACCGCGGTGGAAGCCCGCGATATGTTTAGACCGCAGGTTATTCGGACGGCTCAGCGTGGTTGGTTATCAGTGTTTACGAATAATTACTTTCATCAGAAATTGATTGAGGTGGACGGTGAGAAAGTGGCGGTGAGTTTTGATATTCACAATGCGGAAAGTGTGATTGTACGGCATTTAGATGGGCGATTTCTCTGTGAGGCGATATTCGATGGCAATACCCGTGCAGCATTCCCGCAAGCCTTTGTGGATAAAGCGAGAGAGGAACGCTTTAACCGTCGAATGAAGCTTAAACAAGAGCAGATTGATGAAATTCAAGCGGAATTAAACCCTATTCGGACAATTGAGCAAGCCCCTGAATTTAGTTTTGTGCCGACGGTGGCAGCAAAGCAAGCAAAACAAGCCACACCGATTTTTCTGACACAGGCGGAAAAAGAAGAGTGGGAAGAACAACAGAGAGCCTTTGGGTAAAAGAGGATTGAAAAATGTATAGCACAGAAATGCACGAAGCCCGTGAGCTTGGACAAGAATTTAGACAATTATTGATGGGGTATTTAAGAGTACGCCATAGCCAAAATGAATTTAGCAAAGAAGCCGCTAAAAGCATTTTGGCTCGGGCGAAGGCAATTGAGGAGCGAGTTAACGCCCTGATTGATGCAAGGTTAGTTCCTGTTGAAGATAAAGTCGCACCTCCGCTAGTTCTGTGGCAAGAGGAGCGTCCTTTTGAGGCTTATTACGAACCTCTACGCCTTCAAAAATTGCGTCAGCAAGCTCTTTTAGAATGCTCAGATGACGAACGTACATAGCAGGATTTTCCTCTTTACAGCTAATCCAGCTATACGGAGCGTGTTTGTAACTTTGCAATTGCTTAACGAGAAATTCGGGATTGAATTTATCTTGTTTGATGGCTGAATAAATCAGATCGGCAAGTATGGCACGAAGATACATAGCTTCATCTTTTAAACCTTCAACCTCTGTTTCAAGTGCAGAGAGACGAGCTTCAAGTTGAGAAAGAGACATAACAAATTCCTTATTTAAACCAATTTTAAAACCAAATTATAGCGAGGTTCACAATGAAAAACCTAGAACTTAAACAATTTATGGAGCAGAAGGGCTGGAGCCAAAAACAAGTGGCACAGCATTTTGGCAAGTCGATTACGACGATTAGTCAGTATTTAAATGGGAAATATCCGACGGATACGAGTGAGCTTGATGCGAAAACTGATGAGCTGATAGCGTTGTGTCAGCAAAAAACTAGTGAGGCGAAATACTCGGCGGAGTTTGTGCCAACGTTGGTAGCTCGTCGTGGTATGGAGATTATGAAATATGCCCATGCAGATGGTGAAATCAATGTGATTTATGGGGCTGCTGGCTTAGGTAAAACGCAGATGATGAAGCAGTATGCGAAAGAGAATAGTTCAGCAGTGTTGATTGAGGTTGATCCGAGTTGTACGCCGAAGGTATTACTCAAGAAAATCAGCGATGCGGTGGGGGCGAATAGTCGTGGGATTAACAATGAGTTGCTAGATGGGATTGTGCAAAAGTTGGCGAATTCGAACCGCTTGTTGCTGATTGATGAAGCTGAATTACTTTCGACCCGTTCGCTGGAATTTATCCGCCGTATTCACGATTTAACGGGTGTGGGCGTGGTGTTGGCAGGTATGCCGAGATTATTAGTGAACTTGAAGGGTAAAAATAATGAGCTTGCCCAGTTATATAGTCGCGTGGCATTTGCGTTAGACCTTGGCAATGCGTTGTGTGAGAACGATTTGGGCTTGTTAGCAACTCGTGCGATGGGAACCGATGAATTTAACGATCAGCTTATTCCTGCCAGCCACGGTAATGCACGTCGATTAAGTAAATTGATGCGTGGGGTGGTGCGAACTGCACAGATTAACGGGCGTGAGATTGATGCGGCGTTGATTAACCACTTTGCGAAGATGTTGATTAACTAGATGAGCAGGAGGCAACCATGGCGAAGCGACAAACTTATGCGGCTTATGCGGGCGATAAATATGTAATGGATGGCACAGCGTTGGAAGTGGCTTTAACAATGAATATTGCGGTGAGTACGGTGCGAAAACTGGCGACACCAAGTTATCAGGCTCAAAAACGGGGCTTGCAGATTGTGAAATTAGGCAGACACGAAGTGGGAGTAAGAAGATGAGCAAGGTATTTAGTGAAATTGGTAGCTGTTATATGAGCCGAAATAATAAGGCGGTTTATGAAGCGTTAGTAGGGCTTGAGATTGCTGCCCTTGAGTGTGAGGAACTTTCGCTTGAGGTGTTGAAAGTGGAATGGGGGTTGGGGTATTTGCCGCGTTTGGTATTGCAACATAATGCGAAAACGAAGCAGATGATGCTTTCGGGCAAGGCAAGACAGTATGGCTCAACCAGTAAAGGTGGCAAGCGGTTTGATTTATATCAAATGCAGGTGCGAGGCGTGAAATGCGTGTGGGAAGCCGAGCAAGAACCTGTGAATTTTTCCCACCGCAAACATTAAGGAGAACTTATGGCAACGAGAGTAAAGCAACCAGCTAAGTTGCGTTTTGTGAGCATTGAGCAGGTGCAAAGTGCGATTAAAGAGATTGGCGATTTAAGTCGAGAGCATACTCGCTTAACCACCGAGATGAACGACAAGATTGGGGCAACGAGTGAGCAATATGCACCGCAGTTGAAAAGTCTTGAGAAAGAGATTGAACCATTGCAAAAGGCGGTGCAGGAATACTGCGAGGCGAACCGTGATGAGCTGACCGAATTTGGCAAAACTAAAACGGCAAACTTTGTGACAGGCGAAGTGCAATGGCGACAACGTCCACCTTCAGTCACCATTCGCGGGGCGGAAGCGGTGATGGAATTCTTGCAACGCATGGGTTTCGACCGCTTTATTCGCACTAAACAAGAAATCAACAAGGAAGCGTTGCTCAATGAGCCTGATGTCGCGAAAGGGATTGCAGGGGTGACGATTAAAACAGGCGTGGAAGATTTTGTGATTAAGCCGTTTGAGCAGGTGGCGTGATGATGATTCCAATTATTTGTTTAGCGGTAGCAATGGTGCTGACCTTTGCGGTGCTGATTTTAGAACAAGATTAAAGCGGATTTAAACGCTCTTTACAAAATCTCCCCTAACCCCTCTTTGCAAAAGAGGGGGATGGTTCGAAGGGCGTTTGTAATATGTTTTGATTAACCAAGAGGGCATTATGATGACCGATACAAGAAAAAGTGAGCTGGAATATCAGCTTAATCAGATGATTGTGCAGTTAAAAGAGGCACAAAAATCGCTGTTTAAAGGGGAGTTTGTGCATGCCGCTATTTTTGTGGGCAATGTGGCAGATCAGTTACCGATGATGAGAATGCGGTTGGCAAGGGGGTAAAAGATGAAGGTGGAAAGATATGAATGGCTACTCATTGACGAAGTGGAAGATGAAGAACCTACTAAAGAAGAAATAATGCAAGCAGTTGAAAAAAACGGCTGGACATCATTTTACGACAGCAGTGTTTTTTTCTCAAAAGATGCTGTTGCAAAAGCGGTTTTTAGAGAAAATTTTTGGCAATGGGTTGAAGAGGAAGGGGATTTTGTTTTTATCGCAGTAAAAGAACAAGGGGCAAAAAAATATGCTGTTTTTAGAGTTTCTTTAGTCTATGTGGTAGATCCTGATGTAGATGATATTTATTTTGAGGAGGACGAATGAAGCTCTGCCGTTGCCCGATTTGCCATTCGGATTTAACGCTGGAGGCGTTAGTGGAAGATGAGGCAGGTCGGGAGTTATTAAAGGTGATTACTGAATTGACGGCTGGCTGTAGCCGTCCGATGGTGGCGTATTTGGGGCTGTTTAAGCCTGTGAAGAGCACGCTTTCAAATAGTCGGGCGTTGCGGATTTTGCAAAGTTTGCTTGAAATTTATCCTTGCTCGAATGTGTTGGCGAAAGCGTTGAGTGATACGGTGGAGCAAGTACGACGTAATCGGCGTGAAAGTGGGCGTATTGAGCCGCTTGCTAATCATAATTACCTGAAAAAGGTGTATGAGAGCGTGAAGCCGCAGTTTGCGGTGGTGCAAAACGAAGGGGGGCGGAAAGAGAAAAGCCAAGAGGCGATTGAGGCGAACAAAAAGCACGATGCAATCCAATATGTTGAGCGAATGAGATTATTGGGGCAGTTGGAGGCAGTAAAAGGTACGGAAAGCTACCAGATTTGGCTGAAATATCAGGAGGAAAAAGGCAATGCAACCACAAACTAGAAAGCAGATGATTCAGAAAATCCATATTGGCAAGACTGAACTGAAAATGGATAGAGAATGCTACACTCGTTTTTTGTTGGAAACGGTAGATAAACACAGCTGCAGCGTGATGAGTGATAGCGAACTGATGCAGGTGTTGCAAGCAATGCAGGCAAGAGGGTTTAAGGTTAAAAGTAAACGATACGGTAAGCGCCCTGATGTGGGTAAGGCGGCAGACAATGCGGTGCGTAAGCGTTATATGGATAAGATTGAAGCCTTTTTGACGGTGAATAAGAAGCCGTGGCATTATGCCCACGCAATGTGTAAAAAGTCGTTCGGAATTGACCGCTTGCAGTGGTGTACAGAAGACCAGTTGAGGAAGATTGTGCAGATGTTTGCGGTGATGGCGAAACGGCATGGGGAAAGGGTGAAATAAGGAGAAGAAAATGACTGTAAGTAGTAAAGCGATTATTAACAATATGGCAAAAGAGATGAATGCGCCAGCAGTGTTAGCCTTAACGCCTCAAACAAGAGTCGTCATGATTATGAGGGTTGAGGGGAATTTAAGAGGGCAACTAGATTATGGAAAATTGCGGAAGTTAAGAGCTGTGAAAGGTGTGGCACGATGTTATGTGCGACACGGACAAAATAGAACCATTGTGAAAGTGATTTTGTCGAAGAAATTTAAGTTGTAAGAGAGAAGCCTGCTTTATAGCGGGCTTTTTTTGTGGTAGTTTTGCGATCGTCCCTATGGCTCTCGCCATAGGTTACGCATAAATCAGCCCCGATGGGGCTTAGTGTGAGAGTTTTTTTAAATGAGGTCTAAAATGAAGAAGTTACTTGCAGCTTTTTTATTACTATCTTGCTCAGTTCAAGCGGGTATGTTTGAGAGCGAACCAATAAAAATTTTTAAGAATTACCCTTTTGATATGCATAAAACCGAATTTCAAAAAAAATTCAGGCAGTTTGGTGAATGTCAATTTAATATGGGGGAAGATAAACTCTGTGCCGACCGTGGTGCTGAAGATTTGTATGGCATACCTTTAAACATTTTGGTTTTTTTTGAAAAAAATAGAAGCTATAAGATTGTGCTAAAAACCACTGAAACCGTTAATAGAGACACATATTTAGAGTTATTTAGGGGAATGATTAAATCTGGGTTTGAGCTTTACGAGATCAAAGATAGCGAAGGCAGCTTTAATATCTATGATGAGATTTTCTCTAATGGTGGACGTAAATCTTCAGATGATGAAGCCTCCAAAAAACTTGATGCACTAGAGCTTGTATCAGATAAAACTAATAAAGCTACACTTTACTATACCGAACATTCGAAGATGCAAAAATTACTGAAAAGCCGTCAAAAATTTACATCTACGAAAGATATTTTTTCTAAAGTTCCATCTGATATTCGTTTTGTTGAAATGAATGTCGAAAATTACAAAGGAATGTATAGTCTTGAGCTTATATTCACTGTTCCTCACACTAAGATTAGTACAATTGATGACAGACCTGCAGAAAGATTCTAATTTTAAGACCGCTTTTAAGCGGTCTTTTTTATTTACTGGATAAATGTATGGTTATGCAAAATATTTTGCAAGAAACGCAATGAGAGCGATTCTGAGCGTATTTAGCTGAAAGATGGAACTAGTCTTGACAAGTATTCTTTTCTCCACGCTCCGTTTTATTTAGGGCGATTTTGAGAGATTTTATCGATCAATTCACTTGATTTGATCGATGAATAGGTTTATTATGCAAAGTGCTGTGGGAATATCCACGCATAAAAGGAAAAGCCTCAAAGGCTGCAACCTCTGAGGCTTAATGTAAGCGGTTATTATATACCCTAGTTTGACGACTAATATATAACGACCATCACCACGAAATCCCTTGATAACTTCAAGGAATGAGTGATTTTTATTTGTCAAGTATTGACAATTCAATAAATGATAATTGGCATAGAATTCTACTCGTTTTCGTGATTTTTTCAAGGGATTTTTTCTTATAAAGGTAAAATCCATGAGAAAAAATAAAATTACTCAGGAAACCCATACTGAAGGCGGATACCGTTTCTGCCGTTTTCGTTTAGTGAAAGGCTCTATGCAAAAAGGCGAACCCCGCTGGCTAGATGCTTGGGAATACGGCTATAAAGCTTGGAGATTTCCTATCAAGAGTAAATAAAATTTGAATGAATCCAAGACCGCTTTCAAGCGGTCTTTTTTTATGCAAAATTTGCAAATTTTTTCGCAAAAACGTTCACAAATTAAAAAATTGTCTGATATATTTCGCGAAAATTGAGTCTGATAGGTGGTTTTTTATGTGTGAGTTTGAAGATGTTGAAGTGTATTTGCCTGAGACGGTGAAAGAGATTGTTGAAGTGATTGGGTTACCTGCAGCCGTTGCATTAGTGAAAAGTTTTGGTGGCACGGGGTTTTATTTAACGCGTAATGGGTTGGATTATGAATGGGTGGTGTCGGCAATTGGCGAGGAGTTGGCGAAGAAATTGACTGAATACTATCAAGCCGCTTATTTCTATTTGCCAAAATGTGAAGTAGCGTTGCGGGTGTTGCGTAATCGGGCATTTAATGCGGACTTTTTGGCGTTGACTAAATCGGGTAAAAGCGGTCGTGCGGCGATGATTGAGCTTTGCCGTAAATATAAATTGTCGGATAGACACGGGTGGGAGATTGTTTATTCGTTTCGTCGTGTACCTACGCATAAGCAGGCGATGTTGTTTTGAGTTCCCCGAAATCCTGTGAATTTCAAAATTTCCCCTAATTTCAAAATCTCCCCTAACCCCTCTTTACAAAAGAGAGTGATTGGTTTTCTTTGTTGAACCCTATCTTTTATAAAATAACCTTCCCATTATTCAAAATAGCCTCTAGTTGTTTTTAACTAGAGGCTATTTTTATGCAACAAACTTTAACTTTTCAGCAGATTTTTGACCGTGTGATTGGTCACGAGGGCGGATATGCAAATGATCCACGTGATACAGGGGGTGAGACGAATTGGGGGATTACCAAGCGAACCGCTCGCGAGAATGGCTATTTAGGTGATATGCGTCAGATGAAACGTGTGCAGGCGTTTGAGATTTATAAGCAGGCATTTTGGCAGCGTTATCAGTGTGAGCATTTTCCGTCTGCGTTGGCATTCCAGTTTTTTGATGCGTGTGTGAACCACGGGGCGGGGAATGCGGCACGTATGCTTCAGCGTGCGGTGGGAGTGTTAGATGATGGCGTAATTGGCAAGCTGACTTTGCAAGCGGTGGAAAATCAGTCGCTGAATGACACTTTAATGCGTTTGGTGGCAGAGCGTTTGAAATTCTATACCCGTTTATCCAATTTTAATGCTTTTGGTAAGGGCTGGATTAACCGTATGGCGGGCAATCTTGTTTATGCCGCACAGGACAATGGGGAGTAATAATGAAGGAATTTTTATTTGATCTCTTAACGAATTCGGACGGGCGTGCCAGTACAACAGGGTTTATTCAGTTTATCAGTTGGTTGGTATTGACGGGTATTTTGATTCACGCTTATTGGGTAGATAAGGCGTTTATTTCCGATTGGTGGTTTGCTTATGCGGGAATTTGTGTGCTAGGTAGCCCTGCGACAAAAGGCGTGGTGTCGGCAATCAAACGCCGTGAGGAGAATGATTATGAGCGTTCTTAGTCTGTTTGGTGCAGGGGCGTTGGTGGTTTTAGGTTTAGCGGGCTTTGCTACTTATAAAATTCGTAAAGCTCAACAAGAAATCGACCGCTTATTTAAAGCACATGAAGAATTGGAAGAGAAAAATCGCCGTCAAGCGGTGGAAATTCGTCAGAAAAATGCAGAGGTTCGAAATGCGAAAACTTACCGACAAAACCAAGAAAGCTCTCACCGTATTAGTACTAGTGGTGTTGATGAGCAGTTGCAGCAACACGGTTGGTTCAGAGACAGTGGTAGTGACGGGGTGCAGTGCGTTCGGGCTGATTTATCCCAGTCGTGCGGACACAGAGAAAACGAAACGTCAGATTCTGGCTCACAATCTGACTTATAAGGAGGTGTGTGATGAAAAAGTTACTGCATCGCCTTAAACGTTGGTGGGCAAAACGTCAATTTCGTCAGCAGAAACCTGTGGTGGCTGAACGCCGTGATTATTTGAAAGCGGCAATTAAGCAGGGGAGACGTGATGATTGATGAAAAACTATTCCAGATGTTGGTGTCGTTTGTCGTTGCTCCTTTAATTGGTTTTTGCATTAAGGTGGTGTTTGACCGCATTACTCGTAATGAGCAGAACATCAAAGAACTTAAGCAGGAAATGGAAAGCAAATATCAATCGAAAGAGCTGGCACAAACGGTCAATCAGGGCATTAAAGAGAAGCTAGATGACGTGTTGCACCAACTTCACGAAATTAGCAATAAATTGGACAAAAAGGTGGATAAATAATGGGTCGTAGAAAGGAAAAACGCACGGATTCGGAAAAGCTGGATTTGATTTTGGGGGCAGTCTCTGAAATCAATGAGAAAGTGGATAAGCAGAACGAAGAGATTGAAATTTTACGCCGTGAGGTGCTGAAAACTCAACGCTTGGTCGATGAGATGGCACGCAAAAATCGCCGCTCGGCATTGATTGCAGGTGGTATTGGAGGCGGTTTGGTGACGGTTGGTTTTGAGCTGATGCGAGCCAAACTCGGTATGTAAGGGGGCTTGATGGCACACGATGTGGAAGTGCAAAAGGCGGTGCGAGCTTATTATGTGTTCGACCGTTTAAGCCTTGAGAAAGCGGCAGAGAAAGCAGGCGTGGCATTTGGTACGGCTCGTCGCTGGAAAGCACAAGCAGAGCAGTCGGGCGATAACTGGGAGAAAGCACGCGATGTACATGTGATGGCAAGTGGTGGGATTGAGCATATTGCACAAGGCTTGCTGGCAGGCTTTTTGATTAAGTATCGCACCTTAATGACTGAGTTAGAAGAAAACAGCGAGATGGCAACCGCAGATAAAGTGGAAGCCCTTTCTGCCCTTGCAGATTCGTTTGCAAAAATGACCGCTTCGAGTAAGAAACTGTTGCCTGAAACCTCTGCCCTTGCTACGGCAATGCGAACGATTGAGATGGTGGCAAATCTGGTCAAAAGCCGAAAACCGCATTTATTGGCAGAGTTTATTGAGCTGTTTGATGAGTTGGAAGTGTTGGTAAAAAAGGAATTTAAATAACTAACTCCCCTCTTTGCTAAAGAGGGGTTTTATAGTGAATTTAAAACAAGTTTAAACAATGAAAACCAAAGAATTTGAACTGCAACTGGAAAAACTGCGATCTACACTTCAACGCAATATCGAAGCCGCTTTTGAAGGCTGGGACGATACGCCTGAGGCGATTGTGGCACGCCGTCAAAAGGTGCTTGATAAAGAAACGGGCTTTGAATTTTTTGTGCAACAGTATTTCCCGCACTATGTGCGATCCCAGCATAAATCACAGTTGCACGAGTACTTATTCAAAAACTTGCCTGAATCGGTGGCGGATAGTCAAAAATCGGTACGTCAAGCCATTGCCGCACCGCGTGGTGAGGCGAAATCGACCATCTGCACCCAGCTCTTTCCGCTCTGGTGTATGGTGTGCGATTTAAAACGCTACATCATTATTGCGATGGACACCCGTGAACAGTCTTATGGCATGCTCGAAGCCATCAAGGTGGAGATTGAGAGCAACCCACGCCTTGCGGTCGATTTCCCTGAACTGACACAAGGCAAAGTGTGGCGTTCGGGGGCGATTATCACCAGTAAAAATCAGAAGGTGGAAGCGGTCGGTGCAGGGCAGAAATTGCGTGGTCGTCGCCACGGGGCTTATCGTCCTGATTTAATGGTACTGGACGATATTGAAAACGATGAAAGCGTGCGAACACCTGAGCAACGTAACAAATTGCACGATTGGATTTTAAAAGCGGTGTTAAAGCTCGGTGCGGCTGGCGAAAAGTACGATGTGATTTATGTCGGCACCATTTTGCATTATGACAGCGTGTTAAACCGTGTGCTGAATACCAAAGGCTGGAAGCGGGTGCGTTTTAAAGCGATTTTGCGAATGCCTGACAATATGGTGCTGTGGGATGAGTGGGAGAATATCTACCTTTCGGAAGAGGGCGATGATGACAGCCTTTCCGATTTGTTCTATCAGCAACACAAGGCAGAAATGGACAAAGGGGCGATTGTTTCGTGGCTCGCTTGCCCGATTTTGTATTTGATGAAAATCCGTGCCAGTGATGGACACGCTGCCTTTGATTCAGAATACCAAAATGACCCTGTTTCAGGCGATGATGCGATTTTTGCGAACTCGTTGCAGTATTGGACGGAATTGCCACCTGATTTGATTTATTTCGGTTCGCTTGACCCGTCAATGGGTAAAGCAGGGGCAAGCCGTGACCCCTCGGCGATTTTAGTGGGCGGGTATCACAGAGAGACAGGTAAGCTCTATGTGGTGGAAGCCCAAATTAAAAAGCGTTTACCTGATTTGATTATTGAAGATGTGATCCGCATGCAGAGCCAATACCACTGCCACCGTTGGTTTGTGGAAACGGTACAGTTCCAAGAGTTTTTAGCCACGGAATTAGTGAAACGCTCGGCACAACGGGGCGTGCCAGTGCCTGCGACGGCAACTAAGCCGAATAGCGACAAGATGTTGCGTATTGAGAGTTTACAGCCGCATATTGCAAATGGCTTGATTTTACTGCACCGCTCACAAAGTACGCTAGAAAGCCAGTTGCGACACTTCCCAAAAGCCGACCACGATGATGGACCTGATGCGTTGGAAATGCTGTGGCGTAATGCCGTGAGTTCGTCTGCCCCGATGGAATGGATTTCGCTTAAAGACGGCTTTGATGATGGGGGCTTTAGTGGTGATGATTTTGATGACTGGGCGGATGTTTCCGGCGGGCGTTGGAGGCATTAAAAAGCCCCGTGCAAGACGGGGCAAAAGGTTAGTTATCTGCACCTAATTTAGTGAGCTGTCTACGATAAAGTACACCATCAGCCATTAATTTTAAAAGGGCAGATAACTCGTAGAGTGTGATTTGGTCTTCCGTATCGCCAACAATTTCAATCATATGGCTGAGGCTATAGAGTGCATTGGTAATACCTGTGAAACGTTCTTGTACAATAGGATTTTCCATAACTCGCCCCCTTATGCCATAAAACCAAGTGAAAGTTGAGTATTCACCGCTTGACGGCGTTCGGTTAAACCAAGCTCAAACATTTTAGTTAAGCGACGTTCGATAGTGTTTTTGCTTAGCCCTAAGAGTTTGGCAATTTCGGGGTTGGTTAGCCCCATTTCACGGTAACGCAAAATGTCTTTTGTCTCTGGATAGGTTAAGAAAAAGGCTTGGTGTGCACGCCCAATCAACATTGCCGTTTGGTCTGGGTTGCTTAACAAAAATGGCGGAATGCTGGCAAGTAGTTTGGCGTTTTGCTCGGCAAGGCGTTTGGCTTCTTTCTCTTGCTCGATGAAATAACGGCGAGCTTGGCGACCGAGTTCGGAGCGTTCAAGCATGCAAAGCTCTTTTGCCATATCGAGGGTAAGGTGGTAGTCCTTTGTTTCAGTCTTGAAAAATCCACGATTGTTCAAAGTTGATCGTTCGATGAAATCAAGGTTTTCAACGAAGTTATATTCAGAAATTCTACGTTGAATCCAAATATCAAAACGGGTGCAAATTTGTAGGCGTTCGTGTAATTCACGGGCATTAACAAGAAGAGTAGATTGGTTGGCGATTACGCCAGAGAAAGTTTGAATTGGCATCTGTTTATTCCTTTTGATGGAAATCCCGAAAATCGGGCGGTCGGCAGCTCAAAACCTGTAAACAGTCAGGCGGAATTATTCCCTTGCGGTATTGTATTCTTCGCACTGCCGACCATTGAAAAATTTGTTACTTTTTGACCGCTTGTAAATCGCAGGTACAAAAAAATCACGCTAACGGGGTGAATTAACCGCTGTTTATAAGGCTTTTGAGACCTTGAATAAAAGAATACCCCTAACCGCCTAAACCGTCAAGCACCTATGCAAAATATTTTGCAAAAAATTGAAAAAGGAAGAAAAAAATGAGTTGGCTAAATAAAATCACTCAAGCCTTGCGAGGCTTGAGTGAGAAAAAAGAACAGTTGCAAACTGATGAGGCGGATGTAATGAGCATGGGGCGGGTGTTAGACGATCATCCATCCAGAAAACTCAGCCCGCAGAAGTTGCAGGCGATTTTTGATGATGCGGAGCAGGGCAACATTCAAGAACAAGCCCAGCTATTTATGGATATTGAAGAGCAAGATGCAGCGATTGCGTCCAATTTAGTGACCCGTAAACGTGCCACGCTTACGCTAGACTGGGCAATTAAAGCCCCGCTGAATGCGACTGAAGCGGAAGAGAAATTGACTGCGGAAGTAAAACAGTTATTTGAGCAAATCGGCTATTTAGATGATTTGTTGATGGATTTAATGGACGCTTGCTTGCAAGGCTTTTCCGCAAACGAAATTGAATGGCATTTTGAGCAAGGTAAGTGGTTACCGAAGCGTTTTGTGCATCGCCCTGCTTCGTGGTTTAAGTTAGATGACAATGATAATTTGTTGTTGATTTCACCGCTTAATCCGCAAGGCGAGCCGTTGATTGCCCAGAAATGGATTGTGCATAGCCACAAAAACCGCTCAAGCCCACTTGCCAGAAATGGCTTAGGGCGAACGCTGGCGTGGCTTTATATGTTTAACTATTACGCAGTCACCGATTTTGCGGAGTTTTTAGAACTGTATGGCTTCCCGATTCGGATTGGTAAATATGGGGCAGGTGCGACCAAAGATGAAAAACGTTCGTTGCTCCGTGCGTTGTCGGATATTGGTCACAATGCGGCAGGGATTATGCCAGACTCAATGCAAATTGAACTGCATAATGCGGCATCGCAATCCATTGCAGGTAATAACCCTTATTTGCAGATGAGCGACTGGGCAAGCAAGCTTAGTGCCAAAATGATTTTAGGACAGACTTTAACGAGTGGTGCGGATGGCAAAAGCTCAACGAATGCACTGGGGAACATCCACAATGAAGTCCGCCGTGATTTATTGATTAGCGATGCCAAACAGCTTGAGCAGACCATTACGCAGCAGTTGATTTTGCCGTTCTTGCAAATCAATTTCCCAAATATCGACCCGAACCGTATTCCTTATTTTGCCTTCGATTTGAAGGAGTATGAGGATATTAAAACTTTTTCGGAGGCATTACCGAATTTAGTGGCACACGGGATGAAAATTTCAGTAGCGTGGGCACACGAGAAAACGGGTATTCCGCTTGCCGATGAGCAAGAAGAGATTTTAAAACCGCTTCAAAGTGAGGTTAAAGCAGATTTAAAAACGGCAAAAGAAGCGGGGAAATCGACCGCTTTGTCAGCAAAATCTCAAAATCTCCCCCAGCCCCTCTTTATGAAAGAGGGGAGTTTATGCCCGTGTGGGTGTGGGCAAGCGGTGCATTTATCGGGGCAGATTGCAAGCTATAGTGATGATGAGCAAGGGGTGTTGGATAAAGCCGCTGATGACGCTTTTACCGAGCCTGATTTTAATCGCCAACTTGAGCCAACGATTAAGAAAATGGTGGGCGTGTTGATGGCGTGCAGTAGCTATGAAGAAGCCAGCGACAAGCTGATTGCCCTTTACCCTGAGTTGTCGGTACAGGCTCATCAGCAGTATTTGGCGAGTGCGTTATTTTTGGCAGATTTGTTAGGGGCAAGTAATGGCGAACGTAGCGTTTAAAATTGGGCAAACGCCTGAGCAAGCGGTCGAATTTTTACGCCAAAAGAAAATGCTGGCAGCGAAAGTCTTTACCAAAGATTTAAAAGAGAGTGCACTGGCTCGTGCGGCTACGATTGCACGGCTGAGTAGCGCGGAGATGACGAAGGATATTTATCAATCGTTAGAAACGGCAATGCGTGAAGGTAAGCCGTTGCACCAGTGGAAAAAAGAGCTGGTGGGCGAATTTGAGCGTAAGGGCTGGTTGGCTGGGCATGATAAGAAGATCAGCAAGGGGATTGATGGCAAGTTACTTGCCGACCCGAAAACAGGTGAATATTTTGGCACACCTCGCAGGCTGAATACGATTTATCGGGTCAATATGCAGGCAGCTTACTCTGCAGCACGTTATCAACGATTGCGGGATAATGTGGACAATCGTCCTTATTGGCAGTATTCGGCGGTGGGGGATGCTCGCACCCGTCCTGCTCACTTAGCATTGAGCGGTAAGATTTATCGCTATGATGATCCGTTTTGGACGACCTTTTACCCACCGAATGGCTTTAATTGCCGTTGCACCGTGATTGCGTTATCCGACCGAGACTTGGCACGACGAGGGATTGAGGAAGTGGGTGATAGCGCTGAATTTTTGGTAGAGGCAACACGCCCTGCGGATAAGTTTGGCAATAAAGAGAAAACCGTGGGCTTTAAGTTGGCTGATGGCACGGTGCGAATTGCTGACAAGGGGTTTGATTACAATGTGGGGCGAATGAGCTATAAGCCGAATTTAGATTTATACCCTGAGAAGTTGGCACACCAGTTTGCCAAGGTAGAAATGACGGGGGCGGAGTTTAGGTTGGATTATAAACGGCTTGAGCAACAAGTTTCAGAAATGAAGCGAACGCTTAGCTCTGAAGGTAAAAAGCTCACGGCAGAGCAGATGTTTGCGGTGCGTGATAATTTAACCAAAAACTTTAAATTTGCGGCGGGGGTATTGACTGAAGAAAGTAAGGCATTGATGAAATCCAATACTGCGACAGTGTGGCTTTCAGACGACACTTTGATTAAGCAGTTTAATAGCCGTGATGGGCAGGATTTTGGGGTAGAAGAGTATGGGTTATTGCCTGATATTTTAAATCAGCCTGATAAAATTGTAACTGATGGGAAATTTGAATTTTATAAAGAAATTTTAGGTGTTCGATATGTTACTGTGCTGAAATTCTTAGAAGAAACCAATGAGATTTTTATTTTATCTTTTAGGAATGTTAACGAAAAAGAGTGGAAAAAAGTATTTTTAAAAAGCCACTAGGGGGTACTGCCAAACCCCACACGCTCTCGCACACCTGAGCAGGACAAGCCATCTCAAGTAGGCTGCGATGGGCAGAATTCATCGCTTTTCTAGTGGCTATTTAAAACGTACTCAGGCAGGGCTCGAAATCACCTGCACACAGTCCCGAGTCTATTTCACCTCTTCGCCTGCGATCTTCGAGATTCATCGCTTTTCTAAGTGCGTGTTGTGAATATATACCTGTTAAAAAGGGAAATCAAGTAATGATTGAGATTGAATTGACCTCGACCGAAAGTGTGAATGAGGTTTTGCGTAAGCTGCATAATCGGATAAAACATCGTAAGCGGTTGATGCGTGCGATTGCGGGCACGATGGAGTCAGCCGTGCTGCAAAACTTTGAGGCAGGTGGTCGTCCGCCTTGGCAGGGGTTGAAGTATCGGCAAGGTACGCCGCTTGTTGATACGGAAAACTTGATGGCGAGCATTGATAGCACTCACGATAACGATAATGCGATGGTGGGGACGAATGTGGCTTATGCGGCAATTCATCAATTTGGTGGCAAGGCAGGGCGTGGCAAAAAGGTGGATATTCCTGCTCGTCCGTTTTTAAAATTAACGCCTGAAGATGAGGAGGATATTTTGCAAGATGTGCAAGATTACTTTCAGTCGATTATTAAATGATGCTCAATAACTCAAAAATAGCCCCTAAAACGCCCGTAGAAGCGTTTTATTTTTGGTTGGTATCAATTTACGATTAAAAATTTTTAAAATGTTTTAAACGGCTTTTAAAGCGTTTTAAAATGGGTTTGTTATTTTCCTCTCTCTTAATCCTATGGCTTTCGCCATAGGTTACGCATCAATAAGCCCCACTAGGGCTTTCTTTTATTTGTTGAAGTTGCTCTAGTCAACTTCTGTTCTTCACTCTTCTATTCTGTAATCCTCTATAAAACCTTTGAGGGAAGTTATGACGAAATCCCCTATTGCGTGCAGTTTTAAATTAGCCGAGGCGAACGGGCATATTCAGCTTTTTCCGTTTGGGCGGTTTTATCCTGCAGACGGTCGGACTGAGGGCGTGGGAGGCTGGTATGTAGATGATAGTAACGGTTATGCGTTAGCTGAGAGTATCAATCAGCTGGGCATTGAGTTGATGATTGACTATGAACACCAAACGCTTTACCTCGAAAAAAATGGGCAGGGCAATCCTGCGGCGGGTTGGATTAAGCAAGTGGAATATCGCCCGAATGAGGGGCTGTTTGCGACAGTGGCTTGGACAGAAAAAGCCGCTTCGCAAATTAAGGCGGGGGAGTATCGCTATATTTCGCCGCTCTTTATTCCTGACAGCAATGGGCGTGTGGTGCAGGTACTGAATGCAGCACTGACCAACCGCCCTGCGTTGCATAACCTTGCCGAAGCCTTTGCCCTTTCTCACACTTTTAACCAACAGAAACAAGGACAGCCTATGCTGAAACTTTTACAACAGCTTTTTGATGCGCCGAATGCGTCAGAAGCAGAAATAATGGAAAAACTCACCGCATTATCCGCGGCAAAAGGCGATGCTAAAGTCGCTTTAAGTGCGGTTTATGATGAACTTAAAACGCAGACGGCACAAGCGGTCGCTTTATCGGCTCAAGTTGCTAATCCTGATCCGACTAAATTTGTGGCGTTATCGCACATGCAGGCAGTGCAGACTGAGCTGAATGCCCTGAAAGCCCAACATGCGAAAGAAAAAGCAGATAGCTTGATTACGCAGGCGTTATCTGATGGTCGCTTATTACCCGCCCAAAAAGCGTGGGCAGAAAACTTGGCACAGACCAATTTTGTAGCGTTAAGTGATTATTTGGCGACGGTCACACCAAATGCGGCGTTAGCGGGGGGAATGCAAGCGAAAGACGAACCCGTTGATAAACCTGTGGCACTGAGTGCGGAAGAATTAGCGGCGGCAAAAATGCTCGGTATGAGCGAGGCGGAATTTATGACAGCCCATAAGGAGGGTAAATAATGTTTAAGAAATCGGAAGTGTTGAAGATTTTAGATGCACAGTTTCGTAAAGAATTTGCAATCGGTATCGGGTTAATTAAGCCACAGCATCAAGAAATTGCGATGACTGTGCCGTCTAATACGAAGGTGAATACTTATGGCTTTTTAGGGCAATTCCCGAAATTGCGTGAATGGGTGGGCGAACGTCAAATTCAGAAAATGCAAGCTCAGGGTATGAGCATTGAGAATAAAACCTACGAAAGCACGGTCAGCATTCCGCGCACGCCTCCAATAACTCTTCTAAAGAACTTCAAAGAACTCTAAAAAACATCAAAAACGCTAGTAAATTCAATGTTTCTTGGTAGAATTACGCTCCAAAGAACTCTAAAGAGATTTAAAGAAATCTAAAATTTTTAGCAGGTATTTTGGAGGTGCTTGGAGATGGCAAAAATAATTAAGCCTTTAACTGCAACAGAAGTGAAAAACGCACGCCCAGAAGATAGTCCGCTTCGTGATGGTGGCGGGTTAATTTTGGAAATTTCCCCAGCCTCTAAACGCTGGCGTTTTGACTATCGTAAACCATTTTCTGGGAAAAGAACAGATATTCGAATTGGAATTTACCCTACCCTATCATTAGCAGAAGCTCGAGCTAAACGCGATGAGTTTAAAGCATTATTGGCTCAGAATATCGATCCACGAGAATATTTAAAACGACTGGAACTAGAAAAGCTTTCTGAAGAATTAAATTCCTTTGGAAAAGTGGCGGAACGTTGGAGGGATAATTTTAAGGCAAAACAAGTTGAAGATGTCACAATGTTTGAAGATTGGCGCCGATTAGAAAATCATATATTCCCTAAGTTAGCAGATGTACCATTATCTTCAATCAACGCTCGGTTATTGGTTGAAGTACTGCAACCTGTCGCTAAACGAGGCCATTCTTCCGTCATAGAGAAAACCTTACGCACTGTGGTAAGCATTATGGATTATGCAGAAAATTCAGGGTTGATTGAAATTCATAACTGCCATAAAGCAAGAAAATCATTTCATATCGAAGAAGCACAGAACAATCCCACTATTCCACCAGAGGAACTACCTCGTCTTGTAGCAGATATTAAACAATGGTTAGAGGAAGGGAAAATTCAAGCGAAAACATATTATTTGTTAGGCTGGAGTTTGTTAACTGGCGTGAGACCTGCAGAAGCAGTCAGTGTTGAATGGTCTGAGATTGATTGGGAAAATGCAACTTGGCATATTCCTGCAGAGAAAATGAAAGGGCGAATGAATAAGAAAATGCCACATAGCGTGCCACTTTCTAGACAGACGTTGGAAATTTTGCAAAATATGAGGGAAATTGGTGGGCGAACATTTATTTTCAACAGTTATGCGAACCCACAAAATCCAATGAGCAGTGAAACTGTTAACCGCGTTCTGAACCGTAATGGCTACAAGGATATTCTTACAGCCCACGGCATTCGTTCAATTGTGAGAACCTATTTAGCAAAACAGAACGTAGAACGCAACACCGCCGAAGCGGTGTTAAGTCATAAAATAAAAGACAGATTAGAACGCACTTACAACCGCTCCGATTATTTTGAAGAACGGATTCCTGTTATGCAAATGTGGGCGGATTACGTTTCCAAATGTGGCTGGCGTTGCGCCATATAGTTTTTAATTTCATCTTGAATGTAAAACGTGCTTCTTCCAACTTTGATCGGCTTTGGGAAATCCGCTTTGAAGCGTGCAGATTTTGGGTTTGTCCAGTCAAACAACGTGGACACCCCAATGCTCATTTGCTGAGCGACTTCTTTTGTTCGTAAGTATTTCATGTTATTTCCTTGTAACGCCCTTAAATTAAGGGCGTGGGTTAGTTTGATACAGGACAGGGGAAAGTGAAGCGTAATAATGTGTCAGAGCTTTGGGCGACTACTTTTATTTCTAACCTTACGCCATCTTCAGCAATGCCTGCGTAAACTAAATCATCTTTGTTGTATCCGATTTTTTCGGCTAACGAAATAGCGGACTTTAAGTATTCACAAAATAATGTTGCTTCAATTTTCATTTTCTATTTCCTCTTTAACCCGCTTAATCTCCGGCAAAGGCTCATCACCAAATTTCATCGGTTTATAGAAATCAACGGTAAAGCCACCTTCAGGGCATCTATCCCACGAAATACGGTGGCGGATAACGTGGTAAATATCGCCCGCGTTGCGTTCGAACCGCATTTCTCTGAGGTCTAAGTAGGGTTCAACAAAGCGTTTAAAGTTGTCTTCTACCATCCAGAAATAGCAATCCTTTCTGAATTTCAAGCAAGGCTCAAGGGCGAACCATTGCCCTGCGTGAAGGCGTTCATAAAGCTCTCATGCGTCTTGCACGATTTGAGCTTGTTTTTCGGTAAGAGTGAGTTGGTATTTGAGCATTGAGTTTCCTTATAGATTGCAATAGATATGCATAGATATTGATAAAAATGCATATCTAACGGTGATATGTCGATGAAATTGATTTCGTCGAGATGATGTGACCAACATTGATGTCAGAGACTACTTATGATTAGGTAATTTCATGAATAAAAGCCAATGAGTTTTTGCAGCTCGCCCTGATTTATGTCCAAGCAGTGGTTGCTGACCAAGCATCTCAATGATTTTGCTTACAGGTATTTGCGTTTCGTTCCACTTAAAAACGAGCGTACCAAAGTTATCTAGCACCCGCATACATTCATCAAATCCTTTTCTAAGCTGAGTTGACCAATCAGGATTTAGTAGTCCATATTTTTTAACCAGCCAACTGTTATCTCCGCCTTTTATTAAATGCGGTGGATCAAATATCACAAGCTTAAAGGTATTATCTGGGTAGCTCATCTGAGTAAAATCATGAATGACCTGTGGTTCAATAGATAACGAGCGAATTTTATTACCATCTTTAAATAAAACATTCTCTCGGCGAATATCTGCAAAAGTAACATTCGGGTTATTTTTATCAAACCAAAACATACGGCCACCACAACAAGCATCAAGTATTGGCGTGAACGGTTCTTCAAGCATAGACTAATCCTTTGGTGGGTCTGGGAGTAGTTGCCAGTGGGTAACATCTTTTACATCTACTGTATAAAGAGAATTATGTTTAACAAGGCATTCATATTCAGATGTTCGAAATAAAATCTTTATGTCCTTTTTATGAGTACAAGCTAAAAAATAGCCGTTAGAGGGGACTGGTTGGGTTTTCGTACTAATCCAACCGTTATTTTCTTTGCTCATAGTCGCTCCTTAATACTGTTAAATTCGTTTAGCAATCTCTCCGAACATTTAATCCAGTTACTCATTTAACGCCCCTTTCATTGCATTTAACCAGGCTTGGGCATCTTCTTCGGTACGGAAGCAGTTTCCGGTTGGTGCACAATTCTCTATTTCTCTTTCATCACTGGTATATCTAGAACTATCTACAATCAAGTTTCCAATGATTGATTTATTAATGTAGAAAAATGGTTCGCCTATCTTAGGCTTAAATGGTATTGGCAAAGTTACTGTAACGGTTAGCGTTGGTTCTTCATACATTCCGATGATGTCATAAGGGTTATTGTTAATCGAATATTTGTCATTCTTAAAAAATGAAAATCCATCTTCTGTCCATTGGTTACGCTCATACTGTGTTTTGCTGTCCCCAACAAGGCACACGCCTTGTAGTCGGAAAATATTTAATGGAAAGAACTCTATATAGTCAGCCATAATGTAAGCCTTATTACCATTTCTTAACCGCACAGGTTTGCCTGCCAAAGCTTCTTCTAAATCAAAAGGTTTCATTTGGTTCTCCTATCTGGACGGCTTAAATCTCAGCCGTCCTGTTGTAAGTAATACAACGGGGTGAAGTAACAATCCATTACCTCACCCGTGAGGGGGTTAGCGTGTTGAATTTCTGCAGGAATGCCCAGTAGGGAAAGCTGAACAAAGCACATTTGCACGCTTTTTAAGTCAATATCTTGTGCAATTACACGCAATTGAGTTTGTGGGTTAAAGCCTTGTTGTCGCATCGTTTCGCAAAAAGCGATGATAAGTGCACCGCTTCCGCAGGTAGGTTCGTTTAAGGTGTAGTAGCCTTGCTGTTCGATTTTTTGGCGGAATAAAATGCTTGCCATCAGGTTACCGATACTGAGCGGGGTGAAACATTGCCCGCGCTGTTTGTTGGCAAGTTCAAGCTGCATATAGCATTGCCCGAGAATATCTTGCGGTGCTTTTTCTGACTCATGGAGTAAGATTTGCCCCATTTGGTAGAATTGTTGCATCTCTTCATCGGTGTAGCGGGAATAGATGGCAAAATAGCGGTCTTCCCGATTGATAAAAGGTCGGCTGATACTGCAAGCACAAATTTCCACGAAGTCTTGAAAGACACGGAGGTTATCGTGCTTGCGCCCAAGTTGTTGGATAAGTTTGAGTAGCTCTTCCAT